CTTGCGGTTATATTGCCCGACACCTTCTAGATATTCTATTGGGGATCTTAGTGCTGTAGCAGCAGAGCCTATGCCTGTTGCTCCTGGCTGCGAAGCATCTATTGCCATCTGGGAGAAGAATTTAAAAGCAGCCATTGCTGGCTTGATCTTTTCTCGTTCAGGACTTAACGATTGCGCCAACTGAATAGCTTGCTGAGCATTGTCCTTGCCGCCTGCAAGAGTCTCGAGAGCCTCCAGCGCACCGCCTGTAAACAATTTTGTATCATTATCTCCTGCTCCGAATCCCATATCTTATTCTCCTCAAGAATCTTTGTAAGCTGCATAGCCAGTTGCAGCAGAGCCAGCAAGCCCGACAGCTTGGCCGAATATACTTGGGCCTGTGCCAGTGGTTGCTCCTAGCTTGTAGCCAAAAGTCTTCTGTTGATATGGGACACCTTGTAATGCGCCCAATGCAAAATTAACTCTTTCAAAGGCTTTATTTTCCTGCATAGCCTCTTCTTCTCTAGCCATGTCCAGAACAGCTTGGTCAAGCCTTCTGCGAGCCTCACCACTAGATATAAGGCCTTGAGCTGCCTGCATTTGTAATGACTGAGTTAATGGGGCAAGGTTCTGATATGCCGACATCTGCTGTATTCTGTTAGCCTCGTCAGACTGGTAACCAGACCTCAAAGTGTCTTCAGCCGCAAACCTAGAAGATCTGTCAGCATCATACCCAGCCCTGTTAGAAGCCTCTCTATCAAATCTAGCACCACGATCAGTATCGAATTGTCCTCGCATAACATCTTCAGCATTAAATCTTGCTGTTCTGTCTGTGTCAAACCTATCTGCAGCAAACCCAAGACCTTCAGCTGCAGCACGTGCTCTTAGGTCAGCAGCACCCATAGCACCCTCAGAGCCAAGCATGGCCTCAGAGATGCCTAAGCGTGAGCCTCCGAATGATCCTGACGTTGCAGCATTAGCACGAGTCTGCATTTGGTTGCGAGCAGTCTGTCTTTCTAGCTCTCGGACAGACGCATCTTGCGCACCTTGATAAATATCTAAATATGGTTGAGCTGATTCTAAACTAAATCCACCACCCAAAAGCTCATCCCTTGAAGCTCCTTGGTAATTGCCCATTAGATCAGATTCACTCATTCCAGAATAAGGATCTCCTAAAAGCTCACCCCGAGTTGCACCATCAAAGCCTTGGCCAAGTGTGTCTGCTACTCCAGAGGCTTTGTCTAGGAATGGTTGGTAAGAACCTGCACCGTCTCTTAGTATTTGCGCAGCGAGTTGTTCGTCTTCTGTTAATAGGTTGCCGTCAGCACCATAGCTCGCAAACTTGTCAATGGTCGAGGCGTTCTGAGGGGAGCTTGCCAAGCCAACAGCTTGATCGAAGAGGGCACGACCCCCAGCACTCACCCATGCAGGGAGATCAGTTGTAGAAAATGTCTCGTCATAGCTAGGAAGAGTCATTGTTGATTGCGAGCAGAGGGAAGATCCCATTTAATTTGCCTCCGTGTATAAGGAGCCAGTCTTTACGAAGCCTAGACGATCGAAGAATTTATCTTTACGTTCTATGTCTCCTGAGTAAAAATGGCCCAATTTAACTTTCATCTTAATCTCTTTTCCAATTTTAATAAAGCATTTAACTAATTTAACTGCGGCTCTTGAATTTCTACCGTCTGGATAGACATAAAACCACAGGTCTCCCAAATGCTTTTCTTCAGACCACCAGTCAGTATTTGTTACTCCAGCCAGTGATCCGATTATTTTCCCTTCGACTTCTGCGACGATGACGATACCTTTTTCCATTGCTGAATCTATGACGTCTTTTAGCTTCCGATGGCTAAGTGGTGAAGCCTCGATTTCAATTCTGTCGTACATGTCAACCAGCATTTTGTATATCTCCGATATATCCTCTGAATTGGCTCGCCTTATTATCATCCCATCCCGCCGAGTGCTCCCATTTGTTCCTGTGGTGGGGCTGCTTGGGCTTGTCCGCCAACTTGAGATATGATTGCTCCCAACTCAGGAAGCAACTTAACCATAACTCTAGCAACTTCTGGAGTTATTGCTTGGTCAAGCATCATAAGATCTTCTCGATCCATGTTAGAAATGCGAGCCATTAATACTGCTGCAATCTCTTCGGAAGGCTTCATAAGCTGTGCAACAGCCTCTGGTGGCATTTGGCTCGCAGGGTTCTGCATATTCGCACCATCCATTGCTGGCATTGGTGGGCGGTCACCCATTGCATTCGGATCCATTTCTTCAGCCATATTTATATCTCCTTTTGTTTATAAAGTACTGACCAGTCTGTTACCTTACAGAAAGAACCTATAACCCAACAAGTTGGCTCTAGTATTTTCCTGTAAACTTTGCCGAGATAGTCAGGTGTGTCTCTTTCACCGTATATGTAAGCAATCTCATTGGCTCGATGTCCTGCTACGTGTTTCCAGAAATTAACAAGCCTGCCTTTGCGCATTTGCTTAACCATCCACACTGCCCAGACGTGATATCCGTTGACATGGGTTGGAGTTAAATGATCACGAGTGAATCTATAATCTAAGATAACTTCTTTTCTGGTCAATAAGCCTTGTCGCATTAATTCATTACAAATCACCCGCCCACCGAGGATGCTTCCTAAAGCTCCACCGATAAAGCCACCAATCGGCCCACCAATCGCAGTTCCGAGGAATTTACCAATAGCACCAGCTCCCGCAGACTTCGCAGCCTTAACTGGGTCTTGGCCTAAAGCAAGCTGAACTGCGAAGTTGCCGACAGCTCCCCCAGCAGCACTTTTCCAGTTCTGGAGGCCAGCATCCTCAAATGGATTTACCAACTCTCCAAAGGAGGCATTTTTCATATTGCTGACGCCGACAATTCCCCCAGCTTTTGTTACAGCTTGCTCTCCTGCTGCGATTTGGGTAGCAGAGTTGCCTCCTCCTAATGCTTCCACTGCCTTGCTGGTGTCTATATTTCCAGCACCAGTCATCCCAGCAGCATTAAGATTAGTTATTTGCGCAGCGTTAAGGCCTTGAAGGTCTCCGAAGCCTGTTGTTCCTGTTGCTATGTCTAAACTTCCAGTCCCAGAGAACGGCAAGCCTTCTAAGGCTGTCCCACCAGCAGCAAGGCTCGATGTAACACCTTCAGCAACTTGAGCAACAATAGGGGACAGTTCAGCAATAATTTGCGCGGGATCGGGCATCCCAGAACCTGCTCCGCCAGCATCCAGCCAGTCTTGTCTAGCTTTTTCTAATCTTGCTCTGTCTGCAGCACTTGTGTCAGTGTAAGTCCTCTCTCCAGACTTAACAGCCTGAACCCACTGGAAAGAAGGCAATTCTCCTCGACCGTAAATGTCTTGGAGTTTCCTGCCACCCAATTCAGGAGCTTTTGATTGCAACGAGAACAAGTCATACTTAAATGTTTGCGGATCGCCTGTTCCGTCGTCTACTGGAGTTGCACCTATTTCAGCCATGATATTCTCCTTTAACTTACTTCAAGCAAACTAGCTACAACATGGAGCCTATTCGCAGTTGCTGCTGTTACTTTTAAAATTTCATTTTCTTGCACGACCAATGGTGCTGTTAACAATTCGACTGTTGTGTTCGCCGCCACTGCAGTGACTTTAAACAAGCTGAAGACTGCCGCATCTGCATCGGTTATCGTAACTGTTATTGTATCAGCATTCCCAGTGTCTTCGGAAGCAAGGATTGATTTCACAAGACCTGTGGTGGCATTCGGACAGGTGTAAAGAACTGTTGCATTGGTTGTTGTTAAGTCAACCTTCTTATTTTTATAGTTATTTGCCATCTATGAAAAAAACCATGCTGTTGCTTCTGAGATATCTAAAACATTATTTAATGCATTATCAGCCGCGAAGTAAGTCATTTGTTTATCGAGCTCAAGAGTGTTGGTTAAACGAGCCATATATCCCTGTTGATACTCTGTTGGCGGGTTGGGTAGTCTTAAATGTCCTCCTACACCGCTCATCGCAAACCGTCCTCTGTCGCATTAACTCTAAATGTTCCCAAGCTCCAGTCGTCTTGTGTGCCTGAGCTGGAGAGCTTCATGCTCATCTGTCGGCCTTTAGCTCTGGTGCTTAATTTAGTTGTTGTGCTAGTTATGTTAAATGGACCTTTTTGAACGTCTGGTGAATTAGGATATTTGCGTGTATTTAGGAATAAATTAAGGCTTGTGTTGGCTGACATTGTAACGTCTGGAATCACCTTATCGACGAGATATAGGTTCTGCCCAGTGTTCGGTATCTCGCTCGGAGAGCTTTCTACAAATGCTTCCATGGCAGCGCCATTGTCGCTTGTCCCAGTTTCGTGGTTGTACAAGAAGCCAGAAGGATCGAAAGCAAACGGAACATTCCTAGCACCGAATGAATCAGACCAAACAGTGCGATCCATAGTCCCGATGCTCCATGCGTTCTCAGCATAGTTGTAAGTCACATAGCTGTCGTTTTCAGGATTCACCGTCCCTGCTGAATTATCATCGCTGACATAAAACCAAGTGATTTCTTTGAACGCTTTATTGTGTCCGCAGACCACCTTGTCAATGTACCTAGTTTGCATACGATCAAAGACGAAGTATTGCACAGAACAAGGCAACTCTTTTACGACACCGTCATATCGGAAGAAGTTTCGCTTGCCCATCCAGAAAACATTGCCATCAATACTAATCATTGTATTGAGCCCACCCGCACCGCAATCTGTTGCAAGCAATCGGAAGGAGAATATAAATGGTGGGCCAACGAATGTCATCCCGTAAATGGCTTCGTCTGTTGAGATAACTGTCTCTTCACGAGCAGGGACTATAGCAACGATCTTCGTCCCGACTTCTAGCCTCTGATCGCCTGCTGAATTTGTTGAGGTTGGGCCGAAGTCAGTAAAGTCCTCCTGATCAGACCAACGGATAAGCATCTCGTCTAAGTTGCCTCCTGCATATTCAGAGCATCCCCCAGCGATAAAGTGCCTGTCTGGGAATGATACAGTTGTGACTGTGGCAATTGCTGGGACATGTAAAGCTCCTGCTATAGAAGAGACTAAAGAAGCTCTGGTTGCGACTGTGGCAGAGGTGTCCCAATAGAATATTCCACCACCACGCACTGTTGCGATTAGGTCTTCTCCCCAGAGATTTAAATTCCAAGAAGAGTTTGTTAGATTAACATCCGACTCTGATGCAGATCTAGGCTCGTTCCATGCTTCAACATTCCATCCACCAACACCCCAACCTAGTGCTGGGTCTGAGCTTTGAGTTCCTAGGCCTTCAGCTATGCCGATAAGATAGCTGATAACAACTGCGTTGCCCCCACCAGTCGCTGTGCTTGTTGCTGCAGTCGGAGAGATTACTGTGTATGTATTAGCAGTCTTTGATGTTACTTGATATCCAGCTTTGCGATTTAAATTATCCGCTGTTATTCCGCCGACAGCCGCAGCACCGCTAAATACAACGAAGTCACCAACTTGAGCCCCATGGCCAGAGTCAGTAATAGTCAAAGTTGTGGTTGTGTTTGCTGTTGTTATCGGAGCAATCAATACTTGGGTTGCAACAACACCACTGTCATGGGCTGCAGCTGAAGTGCTGTTAGTTCCCCTAGTACAGCCAGTCAGAGTTAATGTGCTTATTCCTGTGTAAGTTATTATTTCAGAGCCAATCTTAATAGCACCAGCAGTCTTAAATCCTGAAACACTTACAAGGTCTATTGCTGTCTCGCTATTGTCTAGAGCCTCAGAAGTTGCGCTGGATGCATCTGTCTTGTCTCTGAGAGGTGTAATATCATAGAGAACTTGGTCTTGGATAATATAAAGGTGGTTGTGAGTACCTACAGCAATTCTGTCTTCGCCATCAGTTATGGCTCGCCAGTTAATCATCTTGCGAGCTATGCCCTGTGGAGTTGTCTCAGTGCTTGTTACAGTTCCAGCAGAATCTGTCTGGCTGATTGCATCTTTTTGCCAGCCACCAATTTTTGTGGGGTAGCCATTACGAAATCTCACAAGATCTCCGTCAACCCAGAATGGTCCGTTCTTACCAGCAGAATACTCTGTGATGTCTTTCACTATTCCTGCTTTGAACTGTAATAGCTGTAATGTCATTTAAACCTTAACCCACTCGTATATTTTATTTGTCTCTTTAATTCGATGATCTAAACCAGTGTAACCGCCATTTATTTTTTTTGTTAGTTTCTTGACTACACTATCATTAACACCTTCATCACAAATTTTCCACAAATTGTTTTTTTGGAAAAACCAGATGGCTGTATCCATTGCGTATTCTTTTTCCAATAGTGACGGATCTTCCATAACTTCAGGCAAGCCCATATCACTGGCAAAGGCTTTGACGTTATTATAGCCAGTTAATTGTAAGAATCCTCGACCTATGTACAGACTGGCTTTTTCTTTTGTGTCATTACCCATGCGTCCAAAATACACGTTTTCTGCTAATGCCTTTGGGTTTCGAGCGTAGGGCTCTGCACTCTCTTCCGTTGGAAAGCGACTAGACCAGACACGCATCATGGATTCAGCAGAATAGTTTAAGTTTTCTCTTGTTAACTTAAACGAGCCACTCTCATGCACAACTTGCCCTAGTAAATGAGCTCCACGCTCTGGAGAGAGTTCATAGTGCTTAACTATTGCACGAGCAGTATTAGGACCAAACGATCCATCTATTGAAGAACACCCACATTTTGCCTGAAGCGATTTTAGTGCGTCACTCATTTATTTAACCCTTAAAGAAAGCGTCTACTTCAGCTAATAGATCTGCTTTAGATTTACGTCTATCGAGTTCTATGTCGTGTTTTCTCATTAGAGATTCTAACTCTATTTTATTCATTGTTTTGTAATCTGGCACGACTGTAGTTTCTTCTGTAACTATAACTGTTACAACTTCTTCAACAGGTTCAACTGAGACAATCTCAACTTTAGTGCCATTAATTCTTGCAAGAGCTTCAGCCTCTGTCATTGAGGGTGTTGGCAAAGACATACCACCTTTGACATATCGAAGA